GAACTAACACACCCGCGCATTTAGATAAATCTAAGTCTTTTGTTACTTGGTCTGCTCTTTCATAAATTTCATCTTTGAAACGTAATTTCTTAAAATACGGAATAAACTTATCTAAAATTTCCTGTGGGATAGCTTCATAACAACTCTCAATACGAATCATATCTAGAACACATCGTTCATCTCCAGAAAGGATTCTTTTCTCTTCAGGAGTTAAAATAAATCTCCATTTAGAGGGGATAACATAAGGATCAAACTCTTCACGGTCCACATTAGGAACAGTAAATAAATCACTGAATTTACAATGCCAATACTCACCTGGAGGAAAATAAGTCGAGAACTCTTCAATGTCTGGATTTAGTCTCCAAGCTGAGACAATGCCTTTAATCTTACTTCCTAACCCACAGCCATTAGGCATAAAGTCTAAATGAAGACGTTTAACACCATCTTCTTTTACTATTCTCCAGAAGTTTATTTCAACACCTTTATAATAATTAGGCATTGTTATTCTGCCTTTTTAGTCCAACTATCTTTAACAGCTGCTAATTGGACACTTGATTGTTCTAAGTTTTTATAACAGTCTTCTTTAAAGACTACTTTAGGTTCGGCTATATGACCTAAATGCAGGGAAGGGTCTGCCCATAAGGTAAAACCCTTTTCTCTGGCATTAACAAAAAAGTAGAAGTCTTCAGAACACTTATGTGGAACAAATAAAAACCAAGGTTCTTCGAGAGTCTCAAACACAGAACGATGAACTAAAACACATCCAAACCCTGCTGTGCTTACAGGAAAAGGTTCTTTAGCTTCTGGGCCAGGAATAGCATACGCACCTAACGCCTCATTCTTTTCATACTTATCTTGGTTTTCATGCTTTATGTTACGACCATCTTCAAGTTCTGGTTCTCGCATCCAACAAACGGGCCAATTATTGCCTCCTCGTTGAAAGTAGATCCCAGTTACCATCTTAGCGTTCTTGTCTTTAGCAACCTGAAGCAGTTTAACAATGGTTTCTTTTGGAAATGTCATATCAGAGTCCATCCAAAACGCCCATTCACTAGGAGTCTTAAGAAACTCCCTGGTAAGCATATTTCTGGCAGTTTCAATTAAGGTTCTCTTTGTTACCCCAACATACTGAATATCTACTCCATGCTTAGACGCATACCCGACCATTGAGAGGGCGGATTGAAAGGTAAGAGGTGGAACAGACTCACCAATTGGACACAAAACGGTTACAGAATCCATCTTATCTCTCCTTAATAGCTTGAAATATATAGCTAGGATGAGTAAGGATAAATAACAGTAATCGAAATGTGCTTAGATATACTGGATGAACTCGTTTGCTACCACAATTTGGACAAACAATATTTTTAATCCAATTACGTCTTTCGTCTACTTTGCCACAACTATGACACCCAAAAAATTCTATCTCCATAATAATCCCCTTTTATTATTTTGTCTGTGGAGGTAACTTTCTAAAAATAAATCCTTGTTCAGTCGAAACATTACGTAAATGAGTCATCATCCACCCAATAACACTTTGGGGCCAAATATAAATCCACCAAAAATTACTTGGGATTACTACGGCGGCCTCAAGTTTTAAATTTTTCACTTCCCCTATTGTCTTACGATCTTCTTCTTCCCATGCGTTAGCAGCATTTCTGTGGGTATCACGTATTCCAACAAAAGAACACAAATTAATTAAGTTAATGTGATCTCGGTACCCTAATTGACTGGAATTGCCATCACCTGGTAACCAAACTTCAACTGTTCCACCAACTTTGACAATTCTGGCTAACTCTTTAAAACACTCAAACCAATTCGGCACGTGTTCCAGAATGTGATTGGCAATAATTGTGTCAAATTGACCTGTCCTAAATGGCAAAGGAGTTTTACTTAAATCCCATGTAATATTTACTCCAGGTCTTTGATACATATCTAAATTAGTAACATTTGGTGCAGGATAAGTTGTATTACCACACCCAACATTTAATACTAATCTTCCTTCAAACGTACTCGCTTTCGGATACTTAATATATGTTATAGATGGAATTGGACCAGGATATTTCAAACATACTTTTATCCGTCTAATTCGATCCTTTAAGGTCTTTAATAACCCCATACCACTCCTCCCCTATTTCTTCCCATGATTTCACATCTCTTGGTGCTTGCTCTGATATTTGCTTATGTAACTCATCATTTTTAAACAACTTATTTGTTGCTTCTGAATACTTTTTAATCCACCAAAATAAATCATGTGGATAACACTCTGTTATAACCCCTGTTTTATTATTCTCAATAAACTCTGAGGCACTTCCTATGTTTGATGAAATTACAGGAAGTCCACAGGCTTGAGCTTGTAACAATAAGTTAGAACAAATCTCTGGATACGAATTAGGCATTAGTAACGCCCAGGCGTGGCGCATTTTCTCGGCTAATATTGGTTGTGGGATTGGTTGTTGTACTCTAGCTCCTACTAACTCCATTTCATTTAACCATGCTTGGTACTGTGCTGGCTCTTCTTTCTCATGTAAAGTTTGACTACTATAAATCGTTAGGGTTGCTTCTGGAAAATTTCGCTTAATGTCCATCCAGGTATCATAAACCGGGATAAAACCCTTAATAAGAGCAGACCCCATAATTAAGCTGTGTTTCTTTCGTTCTTCATACTTCCCAGGGTAATACACAGACTTATCCACACCATTGGGGATAACAACAAACTTGCTTTTGTCTACTCCATAAAAATCTGAAAAGGACTCTTGGCAATACTTCGAAAGAGCGATAACTTTATCGACATTTCGACATGACAAATCTTCTAAGTATCTGAAATCAACTATGTCATGAAGCCACCAAATAACCTTGGCTCCAATCTGATGTGAGTAATTTACAAGGGGATGATTAACGCCATTTCTATTTAAAACAATTACATCCCATTTTGGTAACGCTTCTTGTAGAGATACGGGTATATATTTCACTCCGTCAATCTCACAGTTTTCTGCATAAAGACTTTTAACTGTTACATCCATGCCCTTACTAGCTAAGTACTTAGGTATAATTGAGAGGCTTGTTAATATACCTCCACATGGTTTTGTATCTTTGCGATTTGGTTCAAACCCCGCTGTCTGATCTACAAATAAAATTCTCACGTCCCCTCCCCTAAAACTGTTTGTGTGGGGTTTTTATTAGACAGGAACCCCACACTAAAACCTGTAAAGCTTTATAACGCTCGAATCATTACCATCGCATTGACCGTGGCAGATTTGGCCGCACCGGAAGCAATCGTTTCCATACAAGTCACAAAGTGATCAAGTTGTGGAAGCAAAAGAGCTTCTGTGGTTGGTCCACCTGACAACGACGTTCCGAAGGCAAGATACGCAGCACCGGCCACACCGACAAGTCGGGTACCAGGGACAGCGGAATACGAAGAAACGACTGGACAAACAACTGCACTGGTCCGTTTTCCGTACACTTGCACAAGACCATAACCGTCATCGGCAAGGGTCGCATCGTTAATACCGGCAAATAACATATTGCCAGCCGCAACCATCTGACTAACGGCTAAGCCGTCTGAAACTTCATCTGTCTCGAAATACACAGGCAAGTTCGCAGCAAGCGAAGCACCTGACGTATTTTTACAGATGATGAAAACTTTCTCAGCATCTGTTCTATTTAACTGTTGAAACAACATTTTGAGTCTCCTTTATTTTTTCACTGACCTAAAGAGACTCTCCCCGACTTTTCCTTAGCGTTGATTCACTGACGTAAACTAACGTTTACCGTTGATTTATTTGTGGATAATTAAGAATGTTCCAGCAGTAACTGTTTCACCAATTGCATAGACAGTAACTGTAATTACACCAGAAGTTCCTGAAACTGAGATTCTGGGCGGTGTTTGAAATGTTCCTGAAGCGTCATGAGAAGCGAAAGAATGAAAATAAATCTTTCCTCCTTCGATTGTCAGAGTTGCAGGAGCATCTCCTTCGGTAGCGGTCCATTCACCGTAGGTAACCTTTAAGTCACCGAAGTAAGAGCGTTGAACATTGGTAGTTGTAAGTGCAGCCATTGAATTGCCTCCTTACGCCGTAACCGAGGTTAGTTTTCCCAGTTTCCGACGGTTTTTAATGACCAATTCAAGACCGACCATAAAGAGAGCAACTTTGGCATCCTGATTTGCAGGAGTGACCCAGTCTCTCATGATAAAGTCCGTACCACTATGGATAACTAGTTCCATCGCTTTGCTGTTCAAGAAATAGATAACAGCAGAGGTAGAAGCAGCATCATATTTGATAGGAGCAGAACGGAACATTAGAGAATCAAATGAACCATTTCCGGTCTTATCTGAAGGAGCATAACGCTGTTGAGATTGTAGAGCAGCCTCGTAATAGTTATAAACAGCAGACGTAGTAAGAATTAAGTCTGTTGGTGAGGATGGAGCTTTCTGTTCAAGTGTGGTCCAAAGGGTCCGCATATCGGAAAGACCTTGAGCAGCAAATGAGCCAGAAGCAGTACTGGTTGATTGCCAGAACGAATAGGTAGTCGAGTTAATACCACCAATTGAACTAGTAGCATCAATTCCAGTAACTAGTGAGCCAAGTTGAGAAGAGGACGGGGACGCAGCAAAAAGAGCAGTATTGATTTTGTCTTTTAACGCATCTTCCGCACCTTTAATCTTGCTTTGAACAAGATCAAGAACAGCCCATTGACCAGCATTTTGGATTCTCTCTTCACGACCACTAACAGAAACTGAAGCAGCATATTGTTTCCATTGGTATGCGGCAGCAGTAAGTTCATCCATCGGCGTAACATCAATCGTTTCAAACGCATTGTATTCTTTTGCCGTGGTATTTTTGCTAGACCGAATAGGTATGATGAGTTCAGTCCCACCAGCCCTGCGGACAGCATTTTTATTTACTAAATGATTAATAAGGACCAGATCATTAAAAACCGCATCTTGAATATCTTTGATGTCTCGGTTTTCCATCGTTGTAGTAATCAACGAGGTGACGTTTGCTGGACCCCATGAATGAAGTGTATCAGCCATTTTAAAACTCCTAAGTGAGATTAGTTAGGTTTATATCGAACCTTAACTTTCTTCCCTTCGGCTGCCATACGAATTTGAGTTGGGAGAACTTCGTTGGGGTTGTTGACATACATAACTTCAATTAACGCAGAAGGTGTAGGTGTAGCAGAAATGGAGGCTTTCTTTTCTTGCACTCTGGCTTGAGATTTTTGGATTGCATCTTGCTTTAAGTTATTAGCTATAGTAGACGCCGTTTCATATCCTTTTTCTAATCCATGTGCAGAAACTAAAGGCTCTAATACTCCTGCTTCATACAGATTCCAAAAGTCGGGATGTTTAGCAGCAAACTCATTAATTCTTTTCTCATTCTCAGCAACCTGTTGGTTAAACTGTATTTGAGTAATCATTGGAGTTAATTGCTGTTTCTCTTTCTCAACTATATGTTGAGCTACCTTTGAAGTTAATTCCAAAAACTTATTTGGATCTAACTGGGCAGCTTGGAATTCCTCTTCTGTAAAAAGAGGGCTTTCTTGCTGTTTAACTGATTGTAAATATTGGTCAACCTTACCCTGTAATTCTTCAAACTGTTGTTTATATTCAGCAGCTTCTTGGGCTTTGGTATGAAACGCTGCTTGGTTATCTTTAATAACCTTTTGAATGTTATCTGGCAACGTAAGTACGTTTCCATCCCACTTAGAATAATCAAACGCAGGGGCGGGCGATTTCTCACCTAATGCTTCTGGTTTAACTTCTTTGGATGTGGCTGCAACTTGAGCTTTTTCTTTCTCAGCAGCTTTATCAAGAATGTCCTGTAAAGGATGTCTTGGTTCATTGCTAACGTACTCTTTTTTAACTTCAGGCTGAACTTCTGAGGCTGCAGGTGCTGGAGCTGCTTCCACCGGTGCGACTGGTTGGCTAACTTCTGCTCCCTGAGCTAATTCAGGTTTTTGTTCGTCTGTCATTTTAATCTCCCATGAGATCCGGCCTTAAATGGCTAATGGATCTAAATCTGTAACTCCCCTATTTGTGATTCGTAAAAGTTGATCTGGCTCCGTGTACTCTGTCGCCGACTTCTCTGACTCCTGCCTTTTGCATTGCTTCCCATTTTCCTTGTTTAGAAGAAAAAGGAATTGGTTGTCCGGTCTTTGGATCACAGATATTCTCTTCTGTATGTGTTCCTGATCCGTACCCATACCACACATCTTTTAAACCTTTAGAAGTTCCTGAGTAACAGTCTTTGCAGAGTTTTTCGTATTTAAATCTTTGGTCTGTTAAAGCGTCTTTACATCTATAAGCGTCCCCACCAATTGTTATCTTTTTTAAAAATACAGTTACTTCGTCTATTTCTCTTTGACAACTAACACAATCTTTTAATCTGTCAAATGGACGTTTCTCCATTATTTCTTCTCCCCTTTATCTTTTTTAAGCTGTTCTTTTGCTATATCTGCTTGGATAATTGTTTTAATATAATCTCCAAGAACTTTATTCTGTTTTGTTGCGGCATTAGTTGCATCTATATTAATCTTCGAAGTCTTTTCAGATACCATAAGGCCTTGTGCAGCTTGTTGGTCTTGTGCTTGTTTTTCCTGAGATTTAGCGTTTGCCTCTGCTTCAGCTTTTAACGCTCTGTTAATTTCAGGCATCTCTAAGTTCTCGGCAATAATGCCACCAATGGCTCCAGCAACCGGGCCGCCGGGACGAATACCAAACTGCTGAAGTTCAGGAATAAGTTGTAGTAAGGTCTGCATTGTGGCCGGTCTATCGAGAGGCGTAGTGCTTCCAGGAACCACAACTAAATCAAATTCTCCTTGGATGTCTTCTTTCGTAAAAGTAAATCCAGAAGGACCAGTAACAGAACCTTGCATATTGGCTGAGGGTCTAGAAGCAAGAGCTTCCTCAACCGCTTGGTATTCTTCTCCGGTTAAACGAACATAAAAAGGAATATCTGCGAATTGTTGGAATAAGGCAACAAAGTTCTCGGCGATATCAGTAATGAAATCTTCTACTAAGTCAACTTTTCGAGAACGCCGGTTGACATTTCCCTGTTTCATCATTTCTAGTTCTGAGACTGTCCTAGTCGTAGTCACTTGAGAACCGCCCTTCTCTTGTGCAGATTGACCAGAAATCACAATGATCATCTCTTTCAAAAGACGTTCAATTGCATAAATGTCTGCTTGTAAAGGTGGGTAGACAACTGCCCCAATCTCGGAGTCTTGAGGAATACCGTTAAGAACAACTCCAGTGGCTCCCGTTAAAAGTTGGTTCAAATGATCTGCCGAAAGGGGTGTTCCTTTAACGTAAAGTTGTCTGTTGAATCTTTTTAAATGGTCCAACATCATTGCATAAACTTTTATAAGTTCAATGATTTGGGCTCTAAAGGTATAAACATCTGGAATACCATATGGAAAAGACGGAGAAGGATTGAAACAGAGGTAACTAAATGGAAAACCTCGCATCTCATACGGCCAGGGTTTGGGAGCTTCTAGGAATTGTCCGACACCAGGCGAAATTGTGAACTTGGTCATTGTTGACTTATCCCAAATTTCGTAAAGGCAACAGACATTTGATTCATTTGATTGGGTTTCTAATGAATAATCAACACTCCCATTGCTTTCTTTACCAGCTTTCTTCCTAGTCCCATATTGAACCCGTTTCACAGCTTCGGGGTTATAAACGGGATTTGCGACCAAACCTTCTTTGGTAGTCCAAATCTCATGGGCAATCCATGTACAGTCATAAGGTGGGTCTAACGCATCGGGATTAAAATAAACACAGTCCCAGGGTAAGCGATATCCAAAGAAATCTTCTTTTTCAATAAACTCATATTTATTACCACTAGAGTCTTCAGCTACTCCAAACTGCCCACTATACCCAGTTTTAAACCAAGCATGACCGACTAATAGCCCATCTAATATATTTTTCGTGTTTTCACGTTTAACTCGTTTAGTTCTCCAAATGTAATTAAGAGCTTTTTCCATAATCTTAGCTGCATTAATGGATTGTTCATTCTTAGGATTAACTTTAAAATGAGGATTCCTAAGACTAAGAGCAGGCATTTCTGTCTCAACATAAGCAAAAGACAGATTTAAAGGGGGAATGTAAATGTCTGTTAGGCCCCATTTCGCCCAATTGTATTTTCCATGAAATTCGTCAATTATGTCTTTCCAACTAAAATCTGAGGCAATCTTCTCACGAAGGTTCCGACTAGCCTCTATGCGTTTAAGCCAGGTATTTACTTGGGCGTTTTCAGTATTCTTTTGATCTTCGGGCATTTCATTCTCCTGATTAATGAGGTAATAAATCTCCAAATAGTTTTCTCATATCTTGTGGTACCTTTCTTCCCATGGCTGGCTGCTTGGACCACCAATTCCACGTATAAGGTTTTTCTTCTTCTCTTGCTTTTTCGGTTTTCACAACTTTCCATTCTTTTTGATGATAGGCTAAGGCGTCTAGAATATCGTCGTGCATCCCTCTCGGAAATTCTAAAAGTTGATTCTCTAGGTCACTGAGGCCGGGAGCGTGTAAAATCTGTCCATTTGCATAATAAGGGATAAGGCCCCGGATTCTCATGGCTTTGGTTTCAATGGTGCTGGTCTTTGTTTCTTCAATTGTGAAGAAATGGTCTGTCTCTCTCATCCTGTTTCGCAAAAGGTCTAAAAGCATAATCTGGGCGGCAACAGTCTCAATCATCACTTTGTATGGTTTGTAAATTTCAACTAACTTAAAAATCTCATCAACAAGCTGTTTTGGATTAACTTTAATCTGTTTTGCCTCTACAACGTAAATTAATCCGTTTTTTGCTTTTTTGGTGACAGCTAAGCCAGAAAAGTCATTTGTCTGTTTTTGCCTAAAAGCAGGGTCAACTGATAAAATGGCAGGTGCATCTTGCAAAATTGCTAGAAGCTCTTGAGTTCTTTCAAACCGTGTAACCCATTCTCTCTTAAATTCAATTAACTCGTCATCTAACGGATCATTCATGATCTGCCCACTAAAGAAAAGAGGAGACATGGCCCTTTTGAGGGTTTCGAGACTTTCAACGTCAACACCCTCTTTTGCTAAATTTTCCTTTTCTTTGTCCCATCTGACGATTTCTTTAAAAATGGGTTTGTTGTTCTCTAAGCCTTTGCGAATGTAGGCGTCGTACATTATTCTTGCTCAACTATCTTTTTCTTAGGAATGAGCTCGTATTCGTCTAATTTGGCACTTAACAGCTTAATTGCGTCTTTAGATTTATCATCATCACCCTTTACAGCATTTGGGTTGTACTCATTAGGGTAATTGGTCCTAAGCCATGTAATGCGGTCCATGTACCCTCTGGGAGATAAAGCGTTAGTTAACATGGTTTCCTCTAAATCATGCTTAATGGCCTGTTTGACATGATCGAAGTCTAAAGCAAAGACCGGATCTTTCTCTAGAGCCCATCGGATAGAAGAGATGTTCTTTCCAAGGACCCCTATAGATTTAGTCTGATTACCTGTTTTGTAATAGAGTTTAAGGAATTCAGCCTTATCTTCAGAAGTTAGGAGGTTCTTCTTGTCGGGACTAACGTAGTACTGGTCTTGGTGCAAGGCAGGCATCATACGCTCTTGCTCTACCTTTTTGCTATTAGTCTCTTGTTTACCCATTTGTTGTAGGTGTTTCTCCATGCATCAGCTCCTGTATTCTGTTCTATTGATTCTAAATTGACTGAGCGTGTGTCTGTAGACAATATATGGCCATAAAGATCCTTGTGGTTCCAACGAGTGCCTATAACAACGTGTTGACCACCTCTGTCTAACAGATTGAAACTGTCGTTATATACATCTATTACTTTCTGTATCTGTTCTTTTGTAGAAGTGTTCTTATCATTAACAAGGTCATCGTCTACAATTATGTCGAAGTGCAGGCCTGTTAGAGAGGTTTCTATCCCGGCTGTCATTATTGTGGGGGAAGCCTTCTTTACCTTCCTTTGGGCAATCTCACATTCTTCTTTAGTCCATATAACCTTTGCATTGTGAAAAGCACCAAATATGGTGGGAAGCTCAGAATCTTCCAAGTATCCCTGGATTTGCCCTAGGAAGCGTCTAGATTGGTCCCAGACAGCATTTCTTATCAAGACACGGGTATTGGGGTTCCGAAGCAGCTGTTGTATTGTCCAGGCTATTGTGACTATAGAACTCTTTAAATGACCTCTAGGGATTAGAATTAGCTTGTGTTTACCACTCTTTTCTAAATATGCGGCTAGATCGTCATGTAGGTCATCATCCCATTTAGACATCCCTAGAATCTCTTTTGCTAGGTATTTAAGACTTTTCCTACAGGCATCCCTTATTTGAGCAAGTTCCTTAGTTTGTGGAGGCCCATAAGGATCATTAGCCCAAGCAGGATAGTTATAAAGTATGGGATCGCCCATTAAACTTCTTTCTTTTCTTCAGGTTTCTCTGTTTCTAAGTCTTTTAAGAGATCTCCCAAACAACTCAAATAACCCCTTAAAAAAGCATCCATGTTCGTTTTTACGGCATCTGCCTTACTTTGCAGCAATTCCTTCGTTATTTCCATTTTATCTCCCCTTTATCAGTTTATTGATACTATTATCAGTATATTGATACTAAACTATAAACTAACAACTTACTTCTTGTATATTGCTTTTGCTGTATGTCTAATAGGTTCATTCAATAAGTCTATAGAACCATCTTTTCTAAGTTTCTTCTTTTGTGGGTAAACGACCATCTTTTTCTTTTTGTTGTAGTAATACCCAGGATGGTCTTCCCAAGGCTCAAATCCAGCCATTAAAGAGCCTAAATGACGCCTTGCTTCGTCTATATTCATCGGTTTGTCCATTTTGAAAATCCTTTATTATCAGCGAGATTAAGAGTCTTTTTTATTTTTAAAAGTTTAGAGAAGGCTAATAGCTTAAGCTAGGGGTGGCCTATGGGTTTTCTCTTTTTATTTCATCAACCTAAGCATGCTTTTTCATTCAACAACCGTTATAAGGCAGTGACCAAGCTTGATAGTCAAGGCTTTTGATAGGAATGTGTCAACGGATTGACAACAAGCGGGGGAAATCATACAAATAAGTTTATTTTTTAAGAACAACAGATGAGAGATGCGATATATCACCACGACATACCATCATCCTAGCTATTTATTTCCTGTATTCCCTCGTTTCAATTGGTTATTAAAATACGTCTTCCCCTGCTCCGTCTTAGCATATTCAATCATACGTTTGATCTCTTCTTCTTCCTTCTCTTTCTTCTTTTGATACAAACTTGATTTAAAAGAAATACGTTCTTTCATTAGTTATTTATTATCCTTTTAAAGAAGATATAACAACAAGTGCTTTCTCGCTGATAGTTTAAACAGAGTTTTTCTAGTATAACCCCATCGTAGCACACAGCGAAGATGGGAAAACAAAAGGCTGTTAAACTAACCAAAACAGAAAATAGCACGATTTAACAGATATGATCTTATCTGGAGAGTCGATTACGTAACAAGTTCTTACGGTTATTCTAATTAGTACGGCTTTTCCAGTATCGGCAAATAAGGTGCCGGAATGATTCCATACACTCATCGGGTCGGTGTAGCCCGTTAGGGCGTAACCACTGTTTTATTTCCATCAGCGGACTAGGTTGATGCACGGTACACGAGGCCGTTACCCTCGAGCTCCACTCAGAGCCTAGTCAATCCAAGGATGAATCAGTTTGTGACAAGTACGACAAATTTTTATCCGGTTAAACATTTTGTTTTGTCCGCCCCGGCCTAGCGGGATAATGTGATGATAACAATAAGCCCGATCAGTTAGACAAACACGACATTTGCCTTTAATAGGCCATTTTCTTGATTGTTGTCTCAGTTCGGGGTAAGAGGCGGGCGAAGTTTCACTAATCCAATTAGAATCAGCAAATTCCCTCAAGAGGTCAATTTTATGCTGAAATGACAACAAATTGAGTTTAACATGTCTTTTAAATAGCTTTAATTCTTTTATTTGATTCATACCTCTTAATAGGCCTTTCAGCAAGTCTAGGCACAAAGGCACGGGATTGTCACCTGCCATAAGGCCTGTTAAGAAGTACCCCTCTATTATATAACGAAAAAACACGCTTTTTACCCTCCCTAAATAACGATTTAAATGCATAATTGGATATATTTTAAAAATAAATTAAAATAGTTGGCAAGTGTGTTGTATAGCTGATATGTTTAAATAGATAAATAATGCATATATTGATACATTTAAGTATATATGGCAAGAGTGTTTATTGGATGTCATCACTTTTGCATATGGTTGTCATTAAGGTGTCACAGCTTCCGGGTATACTTAAAACATGAAAGAACAATTAAAAGCAACATATGATGTTAGAGGGATTGGAATAACCGAATTGATGTTGCTAGGGTTAAACCATCCTATTATGTATGAGGTTGTTACTTGGTTCATCAATCACGATATGCCTCTGCTCGGTTTAAGAATTGCTAGAATGACGGTATAGGAGGGAATGAAATGAAAACTCAAACTATTACGGTTTATTCCTTCATATGGCCGTTCTCTACAAAACAGCTATTAAATTGGTTAAGAGAGTATGAACCGGCGGGAAGGATAAGTGTTGAAGACGGAAATATTGTGGTCTATTGTTAAGAGTATGATTTATTTAATTGTAGCAATAATCATATTTGGAGTAACAGAATATATCTTAAAGAGAGGTATCTAATATGACAGAAATAACACCAAGAATATACGTGGCTAGTTTATCAGACTATAACGCCGGTAGACTAGTCGGAAAATGGATAGACCTAGAGGGAAAAACCAAAGAAGACGTACTTGAGGAGGTCAACGAAATGCTCAAAACTTCAAAAGAACCAATCGCAGAAGAATGGGCAATTCATGACTTCGAGAGTATGCCTGACCTTGGAGAGAATCCCGACCTTGAAAAGGTTGTGGCAATAGCTGATGCTATTGCAGAGCATGGCGAGGCATTTCTAGCCTATGCAAAATATCAGGGAGACTGCGCCACAAAGAAAGGTTTCGAAGACAGCTATCAAGGCCAATATTCTAACGATGAGAAGTTTGCTCAAGAAATGGCTGAACAATGCGAAGACATTCAAAAAGAGGTTCATTGGCCCTATACCTGTATTGATTGGGAGCATGCCGCTAGAGAATTAATGTATGACTACTTCGAGGAAGATGGATACTATTTTAGGAATTCATAAGGAGGATTTAAAATGGCGATAAAACATCAAAATAATAAATTCACGGTAGACATACAGCCAGGGGGCAGGCTTGGCAAGCGTATTCGGAAAACGTTTGTCAAGCTCTCCCTAGCCAAAGAATTTGAGCGTAGGCACATGATTGACACTCAATCAATGGGTATTGCCGATCTCACATTCTCAGAGCTTGTTGATCTATACTGGGATCAATACGCAAGCCTTAGATTCGTCGGTTCAAAGACAGAATTCTATAGGCTTAGATTAATAAAGTCTTTAATCAAAGATACACAGCTCAAAGCTCTCCAATTAAACCATGGGGAGGAGTTTTTAATCAAAAGAAAAGAGCGAGGCATGACTATAGGGACCATTAATCGAGATATTAATTCCCTTAAGCGTGTAACATCGTGGGCGGTCGAACATAACTATTTAAGGCTTGATCCATTTAAAAATCTAAAGCATTTGAAAGGAAACGTTTCCAGAATTCGTTGGCTGAATCAGGAAGAAATCAAAGAATTATTGAGGGCTTGTGAAAGACTCAATGATCTAGATCTCAAAGATATAATCCTTCTGGGGGTTAATACGGGGTTTAGACGTGGGAATATCAAAGACTTAAAATGGGAAGATATTAAGGGAGACATGATTCTAGCTAAGAAAACAAAAACGGGCGTCCCATACGAAGTGCCGATGAATGAGACTCTCAAAGAAGTGTTAAACAGACTTCCAAGAAACACTGAGTATATTGTGGACGTAACAAACTTAAGGCGACGTTTCAAAGAGGCTCTCAAAGAGGCAAAATTGCTCCGAAGTAGTGATGATGAAGAGAAGGTAACACTTCACACCCTAAGGCACACCTTTGCTTCTAGATACCTTCAAGCAGGAGTTCCAATATACACGGTAGCTAGGTGGTTAGGCCATGCCTCGGTTGTAATGACTGAGAGGGTTTATGGGCATCTCTGTAACCACCACCATTTAGAAGAAGTGAAAAAATTAAAAGGAATAGGTGAATAGTGTGACTTTAGTTCCAATGTCTTGCAGTTTTCACAAACTCAGCTTAGGCTTGTCATATCAGGAAACAAACAAGCTCTTTGATATGGCGGTTGACACTTGGTTGACACTGACCGAAAGGCGGGAACCTGCAAGAAGCTGATAATCAAAGAAAAAGGACGGTTAGCTCAGTGGCAGAGCATCGCCCTTACAAGGAAGACCATAGTAATTGCTTTGTCATGTACAGGTAAAATACCGACGTTTTCTTTATTTTTTGTCATGGATTTGTCATATAAAAATTCAGATAAACGCCCGCAGTTAAAGTTGCGTTGACACTACGTTGACATACACAGGAGGATTTATGGAAAAACAATACAGCCCTTTAATCCGAACACAATGTCAATTCCAAAACACCACGATCAACGCCTCAGGTACCATTAAAAAGTCACTTGATGATATGGACGTTAGAGAAGTAGTTATATTACTCAATTGTCTTGACGTTGATGACACACCAGAAGTTTTACTCTACTCATTTAATTAAAATAAACCTTTTCAAAAGGAGAAACTCCAATGAAACAGTACATCCGTACTTTGTATTTAGATGATCCTGATAGTGCTAACAGTATAAAGTTATTACTAAATGATTATGGCTTCTATGTATTAACTTTTGGTAATAATCTAGAAGTATACGCCATCAAAGAAAAGAAATATTTGGAGGAATTAATAATTGATAGTTTTAAAAACTTATTTAATTAAAGGAGAAATATATGAGAAAATCACGATCTAGTAGGAGCCATATTGATATTGCAAAAGAAGTTAAAGAAGCAAGAACGCTTAAAGGACGTAAAAGATTAAGAGAAGAAATTGAGTTTGGAGCAATAGAGAGGGATGTTGTTGAATGGACGGATCAAGTTAATGTTAGTCCATATTGGGATCACGCTGCAGAGACTTGTTATGATGAAGAAGGTGAAATTAAAGAACAGGCAGCAGCTAACCCAGATTATGTGAAAATGGGTGATTATAACTCATTTTACCCAAAGCCTTTTCATTCAGAGAAGATTGAAAGACTATATAAGAAGTTAAATGTAGAAGAAAAGATGAAATTACTAACTGACAAAGAAAAAGAGGTTTTGGAGATGTTAAGCAACGGTTACTCCCAAAAAGAAGTTGCTAAACTTCTTGGTAATTCAGATGGTCGGATATCAAACATCGTAAACAATATTAAAACTAAGCTCAAAAATTGAGGAGGGTAAAAAGTCATTATTTTGGTTATTAAATAGAGGCACACTTTGTGTAACAGAATTTAAAGGAGTATACCATGAAATTTTGGTGTGATAGATGCGAGGAATTAAAGAATGAACTAGGAGTAATAGGTTACCACAATCAATATTGTATAAAATGCTGGAATTATATTAATACACATAAAGACGATTATAATAAAGATGGAGAACTTTCGGCCACAGACCAACTACTAGCGGAATATGACTTAAAAGGAGTAGTCAAATGATTATTATTTTAGATGAATTGGTAAATGGGTGGGTTTTGACTCTTCCCGGACAAAAGCCAGAATTCCATGAAACAAAAAGAGCAGCCTTATACATGATTTCACAATACATAGACAAGCAACAAAGATATGAACTAAATCTATTAATCGAAGGAGCTAGAAATGTGTAATTTCTTTAGTTGTATTGTAACCAAAAATGACATTTTATGGGATAAAAATACTGACTCACATGAAGAATTAATTACGAAATTTAAACTTAAAGACAGCTCTTCAAATCCAAAGTTTGTAAGAGTTGAAGTTTTACCTATAGATAATAATATTACTAATCATAAGTTAAGTAATTGGTTAGCTCATGTTGACCAAGATTTGACACCTGATTGGTTTGATTTAAAAGAAGTTGATAAAGCCATTAAAAAGATACTCCCCGATGTGTTCAAGAGCTTATTTGTTTTTGAAGGGGCACATGAAATAAGAGAAGGGCGAATTTTTTCCTGTGACTCTTCCACTGTTACGGCCTATGACTCTTCCACTGTTAAGGCCTACGACTCTTCCACTGTTAAGGCCTACGACTCTTCCACTGTTACGGCCCATGGCTCTTCCACTGTTAAGGCCTACAACTCTTCCACTGTTACGGCCTGGAATTATTCCAACATAATTAAATATTCAGGCATAATTGTTTTAAATAATAATGCAAAAATGATTGATAGGAGTAAATAAATGAACATTAATAATGAAGTGATTACAGTAAATATAAAGACGAATAAGTTTGGTCCAACTGTCCGGGTCGGAGAGTCTTGGGTCCAGACTTCCGAGGAGCTTTATAACAAATTAGAAAAAGGGAAATCTTATTCTGTTGAAATTCAGACAGATGACAAAGGGAAGAAGAAGCTAACCAAAATTATTGAACAGAAAGGCGTACAAGAAGTTAAGAAACCTGCCTATGAGAAGAAAGTTTCAGAGACAAGCAAAGCAGAGTTTAGGAGCCCTGACCAAATCATGAGGTCTAGTGCCATTGGAATTTCTTTGTCCTTTGTTGCTCAGACGTTACAAAATGATCTGGAAACTTCTTTGAAAGACAAAGCTAAGTTAGCCTTTGAACTTGCTCCCGAAATTGAGAAATACATACAAGGAGAATAACTTGAAACCAGAGTTCATAATCATTCACCATTCTTTAACAGATGACGGGAAACAGGTTGATACTAAGGCAATTAGAGACTACCACATGAAAGTTAAAGGTTGGGATGACATAGGGTATCATTACCTAATTGAAGGTGTAGATGGTGTATATCAGGTTATGAAGGGTAGAGGTGAAGATGTAGTTGGAGCCCATTGCTTAGAGGGTGGGATGAATAGAAAGAGTTTGGGAATTTGTCTAGTTGGGAACTTCGATAAATACAACGTTCCTATTAAACAATGGGAATTAGCCATAAAGACAGTTAAAGGTCTTTTAATTAAATATAAAATTCCTGTAATTAATGTTAGAGGACATGGAGAAGTTATGAGGGAGTTTAAGACTTCATACGTTAAGAGCTGTCCTGGTTTTAAATTCTCATTGGAGAAGTTTAGAAAGGATTTGTTGAAATAGGAGAATTAAATGAACATTAAAGAGGCCAAGGAATACATGGAGCAGATGGACTGCTATTACTCAAAAGTAGTTAAAAAGGACTATGACCCAGCCAGTAATAAATGGGTGTTCTCGGCAGGCTTCCTCGACTGTCATGAGAAGATTAAACCTTTGGTAAAGGCGTTGGAGAAATCCCGTTTATATGTTGAGCTAATTTGGAATGAAACAAAAGGAACGGAAAGGGAAGGGACGGCGATGGGTGCCGCTGATACGCTTTCAAAAATAAATGAAGCCCTATCCCATTACAGAAAAGAGGTTTTAGGAGAGGATAAATAACATGTCAAGGAAACTATTGGAGAGTGATTTGATTCACCTAACCACTAATTTACGGTGTTTTACTTTACGTGAAATATTGAGTTTTTTAAAAGAAGTCATAAAACGAGAGCAGAAAAACAAAAGGATAACTAAATGGAAAAGATGACCATTGAAAAAGCAAAGAATTTTCTGGAAATACATAAGCATGTAAAAAAGTTGGCCCACGACGAATCGTTTTGGAGTCTTGAACGAAAAGTATTGAATGAATATCTAAGAAACGAAAGTTTCATTGAAGGCCACGAAAGCAGGGAGGCTGAGGTAGAGGAATTGAGAAAACAATTAAAAATATATGCCGACGCTAACGAAGCGGAATATATTAGAAAAGGAACGGTGCTGAAATGACCGAAAACATTGAGCCGACGGGAGAAGAAATAGAAATAGCTGGAAAGGTTTGGGAAGACATAGATAGTGAGGCCAATTCAGATGAATGGATTTCTGCAATAGCTCAAGCCCTCGCCACCCGGCGGGGGGAATACGAGAAAGAACTAAAAGAACTTTACGATGAAACCGGACGCCAAAACGGAGTGATCTACTCCATGGGGAATGAAATTAAAGAGCTCGTGAAGGCGGGGGATGAATTAAGGAGTCTGCTTAAAATTCACCATGGAAAACACTGGAATCCAATGTGTGACGAGTGCTGTGCAATATCAGACTGGGACAAGGCGAAGGGGGAGTGATGATTGACACTTTTCAATGTGAGCAATGTAACAAAGAGTTTGAGGTAGACAGCAAACATGGAGCCTTTACTTCAGATGGTTCGTTTATTTGTAATAAATGTTTAGAGGAATTATTTAAACTAAATGAGGAACAAAATGAAGAATAAAATAATCACAATATTTATAGGAATTACCTTGTTGTTAGGTTTAGCGACAATACTTGACAATTGTAGTAACAAAACACAATTTAAAGAGGAGCTTAAAGCCAATGAAAAAGAGAAAGTCATTATTGACCAAAAGAAAAAGACAGCTACAAAAATTGTACGTAAAGTTGATGAGACGGTGGAGACAAATAGGATTGAAGGAGTACGAAAAGTTGAAGTTTCAATATCCAACTCTGGTGTCACCTCCATCAAAACAAGAAATCGAGGAGCTTTTTTTGAACCGGGGATAAGTTTGTTTTATTCAAAAGACCAAATGAATCTAGGTTTAGAGATTCAATGGTTATATTGGAGGAAATATGGAATTAGTACAGGTTTTGGCCTTTCCCATACCAGTAAATGTTCTGCTTACATTAGTTGTAATTACAATATCTATTCTAATAGTAGCTTCTTTATTGGATTAAATGACTATATAAGACCTGTTGTCGGTCTAAAAGTGAGTTTCTAATGGGAAGACCAA